ACGGTTGAGTCGAAATATTTGCGAAGATGCAGGTTCCATATCGCCATCTTGCTCGACAGATTCGTCACCAACGGAGCGACGGTGACTTGCGGCACGGCATATCCTGCCAGCGACAGGTAGGCGTCGATTTCACGATCCGCCTGGTCGATGGCTTCGTCGATGTTGGTCTGGTCAACAACGGTTGCCCCGGACGTATCGTTGGACAGATTCACCAACATGGTCGCCGGCAGCAGCTTTTGAAGATCAGACAGGACGCAATATGCCATTTCGTTCTCCGTTAAATGGCGCCGGAGGACTCGTGCCCCCGGCGTCAGAGATTACTTCTTGCAGTTGGAGATGAGATACCCGGCGTCCTTGTTGACGATCAGGGTGTCATACATATCCGTGCAACGGACGTTGACGATCTTGCCGCCTTCCTCGGTGAAGATATCCACGTAGGGATACGGGGTCGCGGAGAATCCCGGTTTGATCGTGTAGCCGAAAGCCGGCTCATCGATGTCGGGGGTCTTCGTGTCGGGGATGTAGCAGAGGATCGCGTTGTCGGACCACAGGTCGTAGAACGCCTCGGAGGTGTTCAGGCCCATGGACAGGCCGATGATGACCCGTTTCAGGTCATGCATCTGGGCGATGAGGTCCGGGCGGACGACTTTGTCGTTCGTCAGCTTCATCTTGTCCGTATAAGCCGCATGGAATTTCAGGCACGCATAGGTGTCTGCGCCCATGATCAGCGTATTGGGGTAAACGCCGATCTTGCCGCGAATCACTTCGCGCGCGTCTTCGATGGCGCCGACGGGATCCGAGCCGGTTTCCGACCAGCAATCTGAATTGGTCAGAGCCAGGACGTTCGAGCTGTTGTAGCTTGCGGACGACTGCACCTGGTCGGCGACAACCTTCTCGAGCTCCAGCTTCAGGTTCCACTGGACTCTGCGGCGTTGACGGTCCTGCAAGTTGAAAAGCGCCTTCAACGCGGCGTCGCCAGGGAGGTTATTGAGTTCGTTCAGCTCGCGCTGATCCAGCGGAATAGCCAGATCGTGTTCTTCGCAGAAGAATGTGATCCAGGAATCCGGGGACATACCGGCGCGGTTGCTGTGGGCGCCGCGGGCTCTCAGGGTCTCATAAACCTTGAAAGCGTCCTTCCCGAAAACGGGAATCTTGCCGCCCTTCGTCACGGACTTTACGACGGGGAACACTTCCTCGCCGATCAGCCCACTCGGTTTGTATCCGGACGCCAGTGTGGTCAAGGGAACGCTGACGCCTTCGGTGATTGTGTCAAAAAAATTAGCCATTTTTCAAAATCCTCCTTGTCGTTAGCGTTAACCTGTGGTTGTGGTTGTCGTGGTGGTTGTGGTTGTCGTGGTTGTCGTGGTGGTTGTGGTTGTCGTAGTGGACGTAGTTGTCGTCGCGGCAGCACTGATCATCGCGCCATTCACCAGTTTCACCTCAACGAGCTGACCCACAAGGGGCTGATCCCGCATGACGATGCCGTTGATGTAGTGACCAGACGTTGCACGAACCGCCTTACCCAGCGCGTTGCTGGTGATCTGCTCGCCTTCGGTTACGGCTTCGCCCGCTTCCACGAGCGCCGTGCCGCCGATGGTGATCTCGAAAGATTTACCAGTGTCCTGGTCCGATTCACCGGACACGCCTTTGGCCAGCGCGCCGATACTGGAAACAACCGCATCCGTGTAATCGATGAAGCGCCGCTTAGTGATCGCACCATTGGCGACGCCGGTTGTTTTGATTCCGGGTTTTTCAGTGTGAAGTCCCATTTTAGATCCTCCTTGTACGGATGGGGTGTGTGGTTAGGCTTTCATGAACCGTTCGGCCGCAACTTCGTAATCGACGTTGTTCGCCTTCGCGTATTCCCTGATCTGCTGGTCGATATCGACCGATGTGGCATCAACCCGGCCGGCGATTTCGGCAAATTCAGCCGGAACGGCTTTCGGATCAACCTTCTGCTGCGCCGCTTTGTCCGGATCGGCAAACACTCTGCCCTGCGACACCAAAATGGGTCGGGCGGTCAGGCGTGTTTTCAGTTTCTCGGACGGTCTTGCGTCGCCCTCCGCGAAGGTCATAGATTCCTCAGCACGAAGCAGATCGGCATATTCTTCGACGATGCCGTCTTTTTCCGCTGCGAGGACTTTTCCTTCCCGGACGAGGGCTTCACAGAATTCCGCGAACGCGGTTTGTGCCACCTCGGCAGCGGATTTCTTCGATGCGTCAGCGGCCGCCTGCGCCTGTGCCGATGCGGCGTCTGTCAGTACCTTCACGCCGCTCTGAAGCTCGGCAAAGAGGGCGGACTGAGCAGCCAGGGCATCTTCCAGGGCCTTGATCTTGGCTTTCAATTCATCCATCTGTTTTTCCTCCTCCTGTTGGTTTTCTGAGAAATTATTAGCGCCCCCTGACAATCCATCAGATGGTTTAACGATGAGGTTTTCCGGGGCGGCTCGCTGCAAACCAGCAATGTCATCTTTGTCCAGGACTCTGTCGGCAACCTCGAGTCCGAATTTCTCGATAAAGAAATCGCGAATGCCTGATAGAACGCGCGCAACGGTCGGCATGCGCGTCTCATCCGTCGCCCAGATGTATTCTTCGAATTCCACCCCCTCCGCGAACTGCACGGGAGTCAGGCCCTTGATGGCGGGCGGCGTAGCACCCAGTAGGCCGATGTGACGCAGCAAGCCATCGGGATAGAGCGCGATGCTGACTTTCTTGTAAGCGCCCATCTTGACGGCATTGACGACATCGTCACTGACTTGGTCAACATAGGCGAGCAGTTTGCCACCGGCCGCCTTGAGTTCCTTGGCCCATCCGTAGGCCGGGGCATCTGTTGCGGGATGGCCAAGCACAAGCGGGGCATCATGACTTTCCTGTGTGTTGTAGCGGGTCGCGATATTGTCGAGATCGGCATCGGTGTAGGTCTTGGTTATGCCGTTGCCGGATGTGTGGGTCCCTGTTTTGAATACTTCGAGCCATGCTCCTGTCATGATTTTCCTCCTTTGGTTTTGTCGGACTCTTTCTTGACG